AGCTCGGCGAGCGCCGTCGCCATTTTGTCGACCTTCGCTTCGAGGATGTCGAGGCGCGCTTCGGGCTTGTCGTCGTCCATCATTTCGGGCGACTTGTCGTCGTAATGATCGGGCATGTCGCCCTCCTTAAGTTCGCCGCCCAAAACGTGCGTATCGCCGGGCGACATGTTTTTCTGATGAGGGGCCGCAACAAGCGACGCCTCGCGCAACGCGAAAGCGAAGCGCCGGCCCCTGTCATCTTCGACGGGCCCGAACGCTGGCGAAAGGTATTTGATGCGACCTTGCTTGATCTTGTCTTCGGCGTCGGGGTCCGCGAAAGCAACTGCCGCGATAAGAGAGTCTTTACCGTCAATCGAGTGGCGTTGCAATTTGAGAATGTCGCCATGTCGCTCGCCGTCCCTATCATGTTCGCGCAACAAGGGCGCGGTATAGTCGCCTTTGAGCAGCTGGCGATATTCGCCGACCCGTTCGTCGAGCCATTCGCCGTCGACTTTGAACTCTTCGCCGCGATAGACGAAGCCCGGCGCTTGCGCGAGCAAGACCCAACGGACAAGACGACCGCCGGGGTCTTTCGGTTTGGGCGGCAAGCCCGGCACTGTGAGGACTAGACCAGTTCTCATTTCTTCGACTCCAATCGGCGAACTTGACGCGCGGCCCATTCGGCGACCGACTTGCCGCGCCTCGCGCCCCATAGCCCTAACGCCTGTTTCGCCTTCGGCACGTCGCCGGCTTCGTCGCGCGGCGGCTGGGCGTCGGCGGTCGAGGCGCTTCGGTTGACGAAGTCGCGAACGCGCTTCAACGTCTCGACGCTCATCGGGCGACCGGCGACCAGGTCGCGCGCCCGGGCGATGCCGACCGGCGTTCCGGCGCGCTTGCTCGGCGGCGCGGCGGCGCGTTGTTCGAGCGCCCATTTCGCGGCGCGACGCATCGACGGCAAGGGCTTTACCGTGTCCTCGCTTTGTCGCGTCGATTGCGGGTGTGACTTCGGTAAGAGGTCGAGGTCGGTCGTATAGGCTTTCTTACGTTGACCCGTCTTCAGTAGCTTGAGAAAGGCGTTGACGCGCCCCATCGACCATTGATTGCGCGTCATTCCGGGCCGATGCGACGTCGAGAAAGCGCCAGCGCCGCGCCGGTAAACGGCTTTCAGTGTGCCGATGTCAACGCGCCGCTTTCCTTTCAGGTCCTCGACCTTGTTGCGCAACGCCTTTTCGGTCGCCGCGTCGATTTCGATGCCGCCGCGCGTCGTCGCCGCCGACCCCTTCGGGTTGCGCTTGCTACCCTTGATCCGGTCGCGCTTCGGCGCTGGCGTTTGGGCCTTCGTGCGACCGTCGGCGAGCTGGGCGAGTTGAGCGACGCGCTTATACGGATAAACGCCCTTGATAAGCCAATGCAGATAGACGCCCTTCGAGCGCGCGGCGAGCATGGTACGAAGCTCTTTCGCCGCGCCGATATAGTCGTAAACGCCGCCATTTCGGAAAATGACCCGGAGGTCTTTACCCGACGTGCCGACGCTATCGACGTTTGAACTTGATACGGGCGTAAGTGCCATGACTCCTCAAACCGACCGAACGTTCGGTTTATAGTTAGGGCGCGCCTTTACAATCGTCAAGTGAGCCCGACTAGCCCTCTTCGTCGATGACGCCTTGCGCGAGGTCGTTTTCTTTCAAGAGCTGGGCTTCGATTTGAGCGGTCGGCGTAATCAGCCCGGCGTTTTTGAGCGTCGCGAGCGTCGAAGCCCTCTTCGAGTTGTCTTTCTCTTCGACGACGGCATGGGCAACGTTCGGCGCGAAGACGAGCCCCATTCGGGCGTCCATTGGAAAGTTGAGAATAAGGAAGCGCCGCAACAACCGCTCGGCGGCGCGCGCCGGCATGTCGGCTAGCGCGTCGTATGCATCGCGCGCTTCGCCGCTGGCGTCGCTTCGGGCCGCGTATGAGCCCGTCCCTTGAAGGCTCATCAGTTGATGCACGTTGCCCAGCGCATGCCCGATCTGTCGGTCCAGGTGGTCGATTTGAGGTCCTAGATCGGGGATCGCGTCGGCTGGTCGCACGATTTCGAGCTTATGAGCGCCCGGCGGAAAGATGACGTGCGCGACGTGCTCGGCGGTCCGTTCGTTCAACTGCGTTTCGATTCGGTCGATAGCGTCTTCGGTCAACGGGCGCTGGGCGTCTTGTGTGACGACGGCGACGCCCAGGGCGTTGACTTCGGTCGCGAGTGCCTGAAGTTGAAGCGCCTTTTGCTTCATTCGGATGAGCTGGGCGCAAGCGCGAAGGATTGACCGGCCTTCGAGGTCGCCCTTCGATGCCGGCAAGTGCGCGACGTGAATCAACTTTTCCCATGGGATGACCTTATAGCCGGCCCCCGCGTCGCCGTACGTGTCGATCTGGTCGTATGTCTCTTGAACGATTGCGACCATGCCCGAATCGGGATTGCCCCTGAAAACCCACTCATCGACGGTCCAGGGCATAAGCGCGAAGGGTAGCGCCGGAATGAGATAATCGCGCTCGACCCCGTTCGTCTTGATGCGTTCGACGGTCGCCGTCAATTCGCCGATGTAGAACCCGGAAATCAAGCTGAATTGCAACACATCGGCGATGAAATCAGACCAGACACGATCGGCCCCCGTCGAGGTCCAGCGCGCCCAAACGCGCGACGCGAAGTTGTATTGACGGTCGAGCGCCGCTTCGGCGGCGGCGTTGCCTTGAAGGTACGTCGGGAGCTTTGGGCGTTCGATGCGCCACGGCGCGGCGGCGATTGCGCTTACGGCTTGCCCGACGGCGCTTCGCACAAGCGGTTCAGTCGTCGCAAGTCGCCAGTATTCGCCGACGTCGCCCGACCGACCGCGCGCGCGCGTCGGCTTGAAGGTTTGGGTCGGCTCTAGCTCTTGTCGCCCGATGTGAAAGGGTATGCCCGTTCGCGTCGCCCTATGAAGCCAGTCGGCCGGCTTGACGACAAGCGACGTGCCGCGATAGGTCGCGACCTCTGAACCGTCTTCGGCGAGCTGAACGGGAATTGTCTTTGTGTTTACCATTCGACCGATCTCCTACTTCGACGGCGATCCGTCGCCGATTGAACCCTAATGCGTTGACCTATTGACCCGACCGTCATGCCCAGCGCGCCGGCGGCCGCATCGACCAGGTCGTCGTGCGCGCCGTGCGGAAAGGTCACAGCTTGCCCGACCAGTGCTTCGCTATGAGGACCGGGCATGATCCACACTTTACCCTGTTCGCCTCGCGCGGCGAGCGGCGCGGCGCGCGTCGCTTTATCCCTTGAAGGCTTGATTGACCGCAAGCCGCAAGCGACCAGCGCCGGCATTTCGACCAGCTCGGCGAAGGCGACTTCGAACCCGGCGATCGTCTCGACCCCGACGATAGTGTCGGGTTCAGATCGGGCCGTGTCAACGATGCGTCGCTTAACCTCCGGCCATGCCGCGCGCCCTTGCCATATTCCATCGATGACGATCCGGGCGTCGGTCGTGACTGTGACTCGCGCGGTCGCCGTGTAGTCGGCGCTGGTCTTCGTCGATACGGCGAGGTCCCAAAACCGGTAACGCTTGCCCGACGCCGGTTCGGGTAGCGCGCCGGCGACGATCGGCAACCATGCCCGTTTAAACAAGCCGCCCGACAAGTCCACGAAGCGCCCTTCGAGTTCTTGTTCGGCGAGGTCGGTCGTATATCGGTCGGCGACGAAGTCGGCGAAGTCGTCAGGTAGCGCGGCGTTGTCGCGCGTCGATGCGTGATGAACGCCGGTCTTCGGGTCTTGCGCGAGGTCGTGTAGCCAATTGAAGCCCTTCGGCGTCGTCGTCGCCCAAAGCCGCCCAGGGTCGAGGCGCAAGCGACCGACTAAGACCTCGAAGGCGTCGGCGGTCTTAATCATCGCGGCTTCGTCAATCCACACCGCGCCCAGGTTCGGGCCTCGAAGCCGGTCGGGTTCGGTCGCCGTGCGCCATAGAATTTCAGTGCCGTTGACCAGCTCTGTGACCAGCTCGGCGCGGCGATGCGAGCGAACAAGGGGCCGCGCCGCTTCCATGAAAGCCGGCAAGGTCGCGTCTTTCAAGACCCGATAGGTCGGCGCGACGACCATAACGCGAGTCCCGCCCGGCTGGCGAACGACTTCGAGCGCGCCGGCCCATGTCTTGCCCGACCCGATACCGCCGACGAAGAGGCGAACGCGCGCCGGGTCGTTCAGGAACGCGCGTTGTACGCGATGAGGTTTCGCGATGAGCGTCGCCATTAGTCGCCGCCCTCGACCAGGTCAACGACGATCTCTTCGCGCTGGGCGGCTTCGGGTTGCCGTTGCGCCCATACTTCGGGCCAGCGGCGTTCGAGCAACCACGCCCAACGTTGCCAACCCTTCGCCTTGTCGGCGTCCGGGTTCGCGATGCGTCGAACCAGCTCGCGTTGCGCTTCGGCTTCGGCTTTTTTAATGGCCGCGCTAAACGCCTCGAAGGGCTTGTCGCGCGCCGTCTTCGGGTTTTCGCCGCGCCGTCGCCAGCGTCGAAACGTCGCGACGTCGATGTCGGCGAGTCGCGCCGCTTGTTCGTACGGCATACATTCGCGCAAGGCGTCGCAAATGATCGCCGTTCGTTCGGCGTTGAGTTTTGACGGTCGCGCCATTCGAAGACCTCCTCTTCGCTTCATAACATAATCAGAACAAAGACACTTGCGACCCCTTGCCGCCCAAACAAGCCGGCGACAACCAAAGCCGATCGCGGTGCATTTGCGACGTCTTGCCGTATCCGCCCTTCAACAAAGCGAGTTCGCCGGCCCCTTCGTACCAATCGACGACGCGCCAGCCGGCGGACTCTAGCGCCGTATGCTCGACCTCGAAACCGGCGAGGACAATTCTAAGCCGGTCGTCGTCGCCGTGTTCAAGACACCACTTCGCGACGTCTTGCGCGACAGTCGATGAATCATGGTTGTAAACGTCGGCGATGTCTTCGACCCCGTATGGTGGGTCAAGAAAGACGCCGGCGACGCCGCTACCACGAACGCTCAAAGTGTGTGTCGTAGCCTTCGTCACGCATCGCGACCAGTCGCCGTTTAAGATGCGAACATGCCGCAAGCGCGCGGCGAGCGTTCGCATCCATTGAAGCAACTTCGGCATGGTCATCGGATGAGGTTCGCCGACGCCCGGCTCGCGAAGGTTGCCATGGTTGACGCCCCGACCGCTATTCGCCGCGAATGGTTTTTGACGACTGACCCCTCGACCCGTCTTCGGTTGTTTTACGAAGCGCCCGTCGGCGTCGGCGACCCATGGCCCGACCCCGCTACACCATCCCGACCCGACCCAACAACACAATCCCCAAACCCAATAGCCGGCGATCTTCGCGTCGTAGAAGTCGGCGTCGCCGCACAACCTCAACAACATTTCGTCGCTTCGCCATTTCAGGATCGCAAGGTGTCGAGCGTGCTGGTCGGCTTCGGCGACGGGCCATGATGCGAAGTGCGCGACGGCTTCGGGTTCAGCCTGAACGGCGCGCCAGAAATTGACTAACAAGCCGTCCAGGTCGTTGACGGTTTCAGAGTAGTACGCGCGGTTCGCGAGATGAGGTCGTCGAAGCAAGACGGCGAGCGACCCGGCGAAGGGCTCGACGTAGTGTTCGACGTCGCCCAGCGCCGACCAGACCGCCGACGCGGCGCGCGACTTGCCGCCGAAGTATGGAAAGGGCGCTTTGATGCTAAAGTCTGTCATCGTTTGTCCTTAGTCGTTGATGTGAGTTCGCGATGACGGATCGCCGCGTCGAGTTCGATCGTCGCCGCGCCGAGCTTGCGAAGCATCGCCATTGACAGATAAGCGGCTTCGCGCGCGTCGGCGAGCTGGGCGGGTGTCGTCGCGCCCTTCGCCCAAAGCCGATCAACGGCGTTGATTCGTCGTCGAGCGGCGGCGACCTCGACCATGAAGGCGAGGCGAAGATCTTCGGTCGTCGGCGGCTTGCTCATTTCGACTCCTCTTCGGCGCGGTCGGCGGCATCGGCGAGGACCTTCGCGAGCTGGCGCGCTTGCGCTGGCGTCAATAGCGCGACGGCGTTGATGAGCACGCGCGCGAGGTCGTCTTCGGTCGATATGCCGACCGATGCGAAGCCGGCGTCGAGCCCGGCTTGATTCCACACCAGACCGTCGGGGCCGATGACGACTCGACCGTGTTCGTTTGTCCATTTCTTCACGGCGCGGCCTCCAATGCTTTGACGAGTGCTTCAGCCTCAGTGTCGAAGGCCGGCAGGACGATAGCCGCCAGCCCCTCAGAGCCGTATCGAGCGCCGACCCCCCATTTGTCGCCAACTTGCATAGTGCTAACAACTGAGTCGTCGCCCCGATGTGGCTCCCACGCCTCCCTCACAAGGGCAAGCAAACACCCCAGCGTGGCGGGATCGGTGAGATCTGGCAGGAATGGATAAGCGCTATCAGCGTCAGGAAAGCCGCCCATGATGCCGCAATCGTGGAGAGTCACCACGGCGTTTCCGTCGGCGTCTGGCAACACGATATAGGATTCGGACTGCTCTCCGCTCTCGTCGACAAGTACGCGAATACCGCTCATCCACCGGTGTGTGCATCTCATCCCCGGCAACCATCGCCAGTGCTTACAGGCGACGGCCCTCTCTGCTAGTTCTTTCATTGGTACATGTCTCCTAGGTCTTCAAAGCGCGTTTGACTTCCGATCCATCGGGCGCGCGCGCGACCAGGTCGCCCGTGTCGGTTCTTTAAAACGATGACTTCGGCGAGGTCGTCTTCGGCTTCGGCGTCGTAGTAGCCTTCGCGATACAGCCCGAAGACGACGTCGGCGTCTTGTTCGATGTCGCCGCTTTCCTTCATATCCGACAAGACCGGGCGCTTATCGGTCCTCTTTTCGCAATCGCGATTGAGTTGGCATAGCAACAACACCGGGCAATTGTGATTTTTCGCAATGGCCTTGCACGCCCAACTACCAGCGCCGACCCGTTCGGCGCGGTTCGCCGTGCCGACGTCGGGCGACGCGAGGCGTTGAAGGTAGTCAACGGCGACCAGCGCCGGCGCGCCGTGTTTGCGGCTGAACGCGCGAACGCGCGCCCGGAGCTCGGCCGGCGTTACGTTCGAGGCGTCGTCGATGTAAATGGGAAGACCCTTCATTCGGATCAACGCTTGTTGAAGGGCCGCAAAGCCGCGCTGGTCGAGCGTCCAAGACTCGCGCACTTTGCCGGCATCGACGCGCGCTTCGAGCGCGAGCGCCCGTTCGCCGAGATCGGTCGAGGTCATTTCGAGGCTGGCGACGTAGACCGGCCCCCGTCGAGCGGCGGCGAGGACCAGTTGAAGCATTAGCGCGGTCTTTCCCATACCGGGCCGCGCCGACAAGATATACAGCCGCGTCGCCTCTAAGCCGCCGATGAGCGCGTCAACTTCCCGAAGCCCCGTCGGGATACCTTCGGCGGCTTCGAGCAAGCTTCGGCGTTGAATGCGCTCGAAGACGTCGCGCAAGACCGATTTGAAGTCTTGTTCGCTTCGGCGCGGCGGCGTCGCCTCTTCGAGCGCGGCTGATAGCTTTTCGCCCAGCGTCGCCGGGTCCGCGCCGGGCGTCGCGCAACCTTGCGCGAGGTCGAGCGCGGCTAAGTGCAGCTCGCGAAGCCGCCGCTTCGTCTTAATGACGCCGGCATGATACGCGGCATGGGTCGGCATCGCGCCGGCGAGCGACGACCAGCTCGCGAGGTCGCGTAGCCATTCGGGCCGCGTCGGGCCGGTCGCGCTCATTTCTTGCCAGAGTGTGACCTCATCGACGGGCGTATCGCTTGCCCGAAGGGCGACCAGCGCCGTCCAGGCCCGACGGTGAAAGTGTACGGCGAAGTCGTGCGCGACCAGCCCTTCGGCGACCATAGCGTCTATCTGGTCGGGGTCGGCGAGCATAGCGCCCAAAAACGCCGCTTCGGCGTCGGGCGCGGCGATCTTGTGTAGGTCTGTCATTGTTTGTCCTTTGATTTGAGCTAGATTTTAACTTCGGCGCTTCGCGCCATTTCGATCAGCAAATTGCGAAACGGTTCGGGCGTCGCGAGGTTTTCGGCGCTCGAAAGCCTCTTCATAGGCTTTATGCCTTGCGCTCGAGCTGAAGCCCGATCCGATGAGGTCGCGAACCCTTCGTCGAGCCGAATTTTACCAGCCGCCGCGCCCCAAATAAGCGACGGCAACTTGCAACCGACCGCGTATAACCATGTCGCCTTGCGCGCTTTGTGCCCGTAGTGACCTTGTTCGACGCAACAAGTCCAGCCGTCGAAGAGGGGCCAGTCGGCGCGAATCCAGCCGCCCGACTTCGGCGGCTTCGTCAAACCAAAGTGCGGCCATGCGTGCGACCCTTCGGGGTGTTCGATGACGCCGCCGAAGCGGCGAACCTTCGCCAGCGCATCGGCGAATAAACCCCCGTCCATACCTGGGCGCTCATAGCGAACACTTATCGACGGTCCACCGAACCAATATCGGCCCCAACGCTTGCAAGGCGGATGAGCGACGACCGGATGAGGACCGTCGTATGTTCGAGCGTCGCGCCGTTCGTCGTAGGGCTCGACGCCGTCTAAGCCGAAGTAACAGCCGTCAGTCTCGACGTATAGCGCGGCGATTGTTCGTTGTGTCATGGTTTGTCCTTTAATGCGTCGGCGAGCTGGTCGAGCCCAGCGGCGGCGGTTGACCGGCGCGCGAGGCGCTGGTCGGGCGTTTCAACAAGCGGCGGCGCGATGACCGGCGGTCGAAGGTCGGGTCGTCGAAGGTCGGGCGGCGCGGTCGATGACGCCGGGCGAAGGGCGCTTAAGACTTGCTCTTGCGACCAGGCCGTCGGGGCCGGCTTGCCGATCGTCGCTTTGAGCCCGGCGAAGAACATCGCGCGCGGCGACTTCGCGACGCCAGCGGCGACCGCGCCGGCAACCTCGCCCAGCGTCGCCGATAGATGAGCCTCTGTGACCTTCGGTCGCCAGCGGCGAAGCTCGTCGAGCGACGGCAACGGCCCGACGCCGACGACTTGATCCCAAACGCTAGCCCATCGGGCGAGCCGATCGCGCGCGCTGGTCTTTGTATCTTCGTAGTTCGTAGATACTAGATCTCTTATTGTCTCTTCGGGGGGTCTTTCGATGGTAGGGTGTCTACCATCAATAGACCCCTGGTCTTTCGATGGTAGGGTCTTTCGATGGTAGGGTCTTTCGATGGTAGGGTCGAGCGTATAGATCGAAGGCTTGCCCGGTCGAAGGGTTCGACGCAACCAACGCCCTTCGAGGCGCTTCAAGATGCGTCGAACACTCTTCGCGTTCATCCGGCAACCGCGCGCGATCGTCTCGACGCTGGGCGCGACGTTCGGTAGATAGGTCGTGAGGACGAACAAGACGGCGACCTCGCCGGCGTTCAAGTCGTCGTCGTCCCTAATCGCGCGCTGTAGCTCGAAGGTATTCAAGACCCGACCTCGCGAAAGTAAGCGTGGATCTCATCGTCGAGCATCGCGACGGCTTCGGGCTTGACGTAGAAGTTGACGTCGCGCTCTTCGCCGTCAACCCAACGCTTACAGGTTTGAGGTTCGGCGTTGAAGGCGCGACGATAGCGCGCGGCGACGCGGCGACCAATGGTCTTGACGACGTCGAGCGAGTATCGGTATCCCAGCTCAACCAGCCGGTTCCCAACGCCGTAACCCGTCGCGCCGACCGAAGGGGTCGAGGACAACGCGATGCCGGCATGCCGCGCGATAATGTTCCGGGTCGCGTCGCGCAACATGAGCTTGTCGCGCGCTTCAAGACCGCCCAGCGCCGACAAGATCTCCATACCCGACCGAATGAGCGCCATAGGGTCGGCGACCGGCGTCGAGGTCGCTTGCACGGGCGCGGCTTCGGGTTCGTCGAAGAGGACCTCGACGTCCAGGTCGTCGGGCGCTGGCGCTGGCGCTGGCGTCGTCGAAGAGGTCGTCGTCGAAGAGGTCGTCGTCGTCGAAGAGGTCCTCGACCCGGTCTTCGCTTCGAGGCGCGGCCCGATGTCGATAAGGTCGCCCTGAAGCGGCTTCGGGTCGAGCGACGCGGCGAGCTGGTCGAAGGCGCGATCAATGCGTCGCGCGTAGTTCGACGCCCACTTCGCGGCGAAGGCGCGGCGGCTGTCGAGCGCGAAGCGCGCCGGAACAAGCGGGACCGCGCGGTAAACGCGCGCCATAGTCGCCGGGTTGTACGACTTGATCGCCGCCGCCGATGCGTAATCGACTTCGGTCTTTTCGAGCCCGAAGCGATCCAAGGTGCGAAGCGACGACGACTTCGGAGAGTAGCCGATTTCGATTTGCAGCTCGCCGGCATGAATGTATTCGACGCCGTCGTCGAAGATATAAAGGCTCATCGTCGAGCCGACGATCGGGCGAATGGTTGTCAGTTTCATTGTTTGTCCTCTTAAGGTTTGCGGTTGATGGTATCGGTCGAGGTCTTCGTCGATGCGACTAGACCTCTTCGGCGGCGAGCTGGTCTTCGGTCGCTTCAATGTCGCGAACCCACTGCGCGGCGGCGGCGGCCCCTTCGCCCTTCGGGTCGAGCAACGCGCGAAGGGGAACCCCCATCGCGAGCGACACGAAGCGCGCCCGGATCGCCGGCCATGCTTGCCGGCCCGAAAGATAGTTGTAAATGGTGGTTTCGGTCGCGCCCAGCGCGGCGGCGAGGTCGGCGACCTTCAACCCGTGCAAGGTCAACCATGCCCGGATTTGCCGCGCGTTGCGTTCGGTCAAGTCGATACGTTCAGCCATTTCTAGCGCCCTCCATATAGCGCAATCCAATAAATAGACCCTTGCCGATTCATATGCAAGGGCTTTCCCTTAAATTATTTTGAGAAAGTTATTGACCCGAACGGCGTACGACCTTATAAATAGAGCATGGACGCGGCGCTAGGCCGCAAGCAAAGGACAAACCATGAACGTTCCAAAAGCAATTCAAACCGCGATCAACCTCCTCGACCGAATCATCGCCGGCCTCTGGCAAGGCAACAAGCCGACGTTCGACGACGTCGGGCGCATCAATTCGTTGTTGCCCGGTCGAGGCTTCGCGAAGGTCTCGTTTTGCGGCACGGTCGCCGAGCTGACCCTTGACGAACGCATCATGTTCGCCTCGAACGGGTCGGTCGCGACGTTCAGCCCAGAGCGCGGCTGGCACGACATCACCTACGACTGGCATCCCGACGCGACCGACATGATCTTCGACTTCGTCGAAAAGCACGGGATGAAACTTCGCGCCGATGTCGAAGAGGTCGCCGAAGAGGTCTTCCCGTTCGTCGAAATGCCGGCGGCGGTCGAGGCAATGATCGCCGACGTCGCGCCCGTCTTCGAACAAGACGGCTTGCCGGGCGTCTTCGTCA